CTCCATGTCCGACGAGTCGATCTCCGAGATGGAGGCGCACCGGGTCGGGTGGGAGCGCAGACTCGGCGCCGACCTGGACGTCGAGTACATCCCCGGCATCGAGGTCCCGGCGGAGTCCAGCGAGCAGCCGGCCGGTGCCCGGTGAGCGACAGCGACGTCCACGTCCAGCTCGGGTTCAACCTGTTCCCCGCGGAGGTCGCCCTGCCGGACGGCCGGGTGTACGAGCGGGTCCTGGTCAGCGTCACCGGCGTCGAGGTGTCGGTGGGGATGCCGCGGTTGCGGCCGAAGTGGCAGGCCGCCGTCCCAGGAGGCGACGTCGCCGACGGGTCGGTCCTGATCTGGTCCGGCACCTGGGCCGACGCGGAGCGCGAGCGGCCCGGGTGCCCGCCACCGGGGACGTTCACGATCCCAACCGTCGAGGGACCGCTGGAGGTCACCTGGCCCCGCCTGCTCACCACCTCCCCGGGGGGTGAGGACCGGTGACCCAGTCAGCGACCCACGTCGCCTGGGCGGCCGCCCGCTGGGCGGTGTTCGACCTGGAGACGACCGCAGCTGACCCGGAGACCGCGAGGATCGTCACGGCCACCGTCGGGTGGGTCAACGGCGGCCAGGACACCGACGTCCGGCAATGGCTCATCGACCCCGGCATCGAGATCCCCGCCGAGGCCACGAACGTGTACGGGATCACCACCGAGCACGCCCGCGAGCACGGCGCCTCCCCCGGGGTGGCGCTGCCGCAGATCGCCGAGGCCCTGCGTTGGTCCTGGGGCCAGGGCATGCCGGTGGTCGCGTACAACGCGACGTACGACTTCACCGTCACCGACCGGGAGATCCGCGCCCAGGGCATCGACCCTGGCGGGTTCCCCGTCGCTGGGGCGGTCCTGGATCCGTTCGTGCTCGACCGTGAGCTGGACACCTACCGGAAGGGGTCCCGCACCCTCACGTCCTGCTGCGAGCACTACGGGGTCCGGCTCGACGGCGCGCGCGACGCCACCGCGGACGCTGTCGCGGCGGCCCGGGTCCTGTGGGCGCTGCTGCGGAAGTACCCGGCCCTGGGCCGCAGGTCTCTGCAGGACCTGCAGACCGATCAGGCCCGGTGGCACGCGGCCCGGCAGGAGTCGTTCCGCGCCTACCTGCGCCGGGTCTGGAAGCCCGCCGACGACGTGGACGGGCACTGGCCGCAGCGGCCCTACAGCGGGCCGAGGTGAGCGCCGTGACCCTCGGGGACCTCGCTGTCGCGCACCTCGGCCGCGTCATCTCCTGGACCGAAGGCGGCGCCACGTTCACCGGGGTGCTGCACAAGGTCCAGCACGAGGCCCGGCAGTGGGCCTCCCCCGCCCGTACCGCGGTCACCTCGGTCGCGGTCCAGAACGGGGCGTGGCGGCACGCCGGCACCTACCCGTCCACCACCCCGTGCGTGGTGTCCACCGCGGCCGCTCCGGGCGTCGTCCCGGCCTCGGCGACCACCGGGGTGACGGGGTGACCGAGGACCGCGCCCGGCGCATCGTCGCCGACCGTGCCGGGGGCTGGTGCGAGCTGTGCCCGGCCCCCGGAACGGAGTGGTCCCACCGCGTCGCCCGCTCCCGAGGCGGGGCATGGACGCCGTCGAACGGCCTGTGGCTGTGCGGAATATGCCACCGAAAATGCCACGCCGCCCCGGACACGGCCCGCGCCAACGGGTGGCACCTGTCGACCGGTGTCGACCCGCTCACAGCCCCGACGCTGATCCACCCCGGGCACCTGTGGCGCGGGTGGTGGCTCCTGGACGACGAGGGCCTCTACATCCCGTGCGAGGAGGCCGCCGCGTGACCGTCCTCGACCGTGCCCGAGCGCGGGCCGTCGTCCGCGAGCACCAGCGCGAGTACCGCCGCCAGCACCTGGACCAGCACACCCACCTGGTCGACACCGCGCTGAACGCCTGCATCGTCGCCCTCGCTGTCGCAGGCGCTCTCGTCGCGGTCGTCCTTCTAGGGAGCGACCCGAACCCCGTCATCGGCACCGTCACAGGCCTCGACCAGGACCCCGGGGTAGTGATCTACCACGACGACCCACCCGTCGACCCCTGGACCCCCACCATCGAGGGCGCAGCGCACGTCACCGTCGCCGGTGACCGCGGGCCGTGGACCGTGGTGATGCCCGCCTCCGAAGCCGTCGACTGCCACGAGGGCCGCCCGTACCGGCTGTTCACCGGCTGCGACTCCTGAGGAGACCCTCACGCGGGTGTCGGAACCCTGGCTGATCATCCGAGCGTGACAGCGCGGCGCAGGAAACCATCCCCCCCAGGGTGTCCCCTGTGCTCGACGGGACAACCCCACCCGCGGTGCTCCGCCCACCACTCCAAGGACCCCGCGACGCCGTGCATGGCCTGGCCCCGCGCCGGAGCCACCGTCTGCCGCGCCCACGGTGGACTCTCCCCACAGGTCCGCGCGGCCGCCGAGCAACGCGCCCGAGACGACGCCGCCCGTGCCCTGGCCGCCCGGCACGCCATCCCCCTCGACGTCGACCCGACCGCGCAGATCCTCCACCTCGTCCGCGTGGCCGCCGGGATCGCCGAGTGGATCTGGCGCGAGCAGATCCTCCGCCTCCAACCCGACGCGATCGCGTGGGGCATCACCGAACGCCGCGTGAAGACCACCACCGACGGCCCGGAGATCACCGAGGTTGAGAAGGCCGAGCTGAACGTGTGGTGGCGACAGCACGGCGAGGCCATGGACCGGTGCGCGCATTACTGCAAGATCGCCCTGGCCGCTGGGGTCGCCGAGCGGCAGGTCCGCCTCGCGGAGCGTCAGGGAGAGCTGTTCGCCGACAGCCTGAAGTGGCTCCTCGGCGAGCTGGGGATGGCCGACGACGTGCACGCGACCGGGGCCGTGGTCCGGATGCTCACCGACCTGAATAAGGGCCGGGTGCCTGGTCAGGGGGACGTCGCATGATCGAGCGGTGCCAGTGGTGCGCGACCGCGGAAGGGTCATGCACCTGCGAGTGGCGCTGCGAGTGGCACCGCTGCCGGGCCGCCGTCCCCTGCCCCGGCCCGACCCGTCACGGGCACCGGGCCGCTGTCGCCGGTGCCCCGGTGTGGTGCAGGCCCTGCCAGGCCCGGATCGTCTCCGCGGTCACCGAGCTACCCGAGGCCTGCGCCCGGCTGGCACCGGGGCAGATCGCCGCGCCGAGCACCGTCACCGACCCCACCCGCAGGACCACGGTCACCGGATCCCCGTCGCTGTCCCCCGCGTGGGACGAGATCGACGCCGTCACCCGTTGGGCTGTCGACGCCGAGGACCGGCTCCGCTGCCACCTCGACCACTCCCCCCTCCCGGCCAGGCGCCGGCTGCTCGACGACGCCGTGGCGTACCTGGCCGCGCAGTCCACGGCGTGGCTGTGCACCCCGTGGGCCGTCGAGGACGGCCGCGCCGCCCTCACGTGGCACCACCGGATCATCACCGCCACCGGGTTCGACGAGCTCGTTCACCGCCTCGACGCCCCCTGCCCTGCCCCCGGTTGCGGGCTGCGGGCCCTGGTCCGCGAGAACGGCTCCGACCACGTCGTGTGCCGGGCCTGCCGCAACGCATGGCCCGAGGTCGAGTACCACTGGCTGACCCGGCTCATCGCCGCCGAGTACCGAGGCGAGCCGTGACCTGGGACCCGCGCAAGCGACTGCTGACCACCGCCGAGGCGGCCGCGTCGGTCTCCCGTACCCCGCAGGCGATCTGGGACTGGCGACGCAACGGGCTCCTCACCCCGTTCGCGTGGCGCGGCCGGTCCCCCCTGTACCGGGAGATCGACGTCCTGACGGCGGAGCGCGCGGCGAGGACACATCGGGCCAGATCGGGACGGACACGCGCGAGCAACGGCGCGGCGGTTGACACAGGCGGGGATGGGTCCAGATCCTGTGATCAGGGTGGCTGACAACCGCCCAGAGGACCGCGCCACGAAGGTGCCCAACGATCTACGCGCAGCGTTCGGCTACGCCCTCGCCCGGTTCCAGGGCCAGCACCGCACCCGCTTCCCCACCCCCGGTGCCCTCGCCCAGTACCTGGCCCCCCGCACCGTCCAGACACCCGCCCTGGACCTCATCGACGCCGAGCTCGTCCGCGCCGCGTCCACCCCGGACGCGCGGCTGATCATCTCGATGCCCCCGCAGGAGGGGAAGTCCCAGAGGGCGTCTCGCCGGTTCCCGCTGTGGGTCCTCATCGGCCACCCGGACACCCGGGTCGTCATCGCGTCCTACGAGCACAACGTCGCCCGCCGGTGGGGCCGGGCCATCCGCGACGACATCATCGTCCACGGCAGGGACTTCGGCCTGCAGATCCGCCCGGACCTCGCCGCGCAGAACGAGTGGCAGCTCCTCGGCTACGAGGGCGGGGTCTTCGCCACCGGCATCGGCGGCGCGCTGACCGGCCGCCCCGCCGACGTGATGATCATCGACGACCCGTTGAAGGGCCGCGAGGAAGCCGACAGCGAGGTCTACCGGGAACGCTGCTGGGACTGGTGGCTTGAGACCGCCTCGACCCGCCTCGCCCCCGGTGCCCCCGTGATCATGATCTTGACTCGTTGGCACCACGACGACCTCGCCGGCCGGATGCTCGCCGCCGAGGACGGGCACCTGTGGCGGGTCCTGAACATCCCCGCGCAGGCCGAGCACCGGCCGGAGAAGGGCGAGACCGACCCTCTCGGCCGGGAACCCGGCGAGTTCATGATCTCCGCCCGGGGCCGCACCCAGCGGCAGTGGGAGGCCATCAAGACCCGGTCCCTCGGCCGCACCTGGACCGCCCTCTACCAGGGCAGGCCCTCCCCCGACGCCGGCGGCTTGTTCCCCGCCGACGAGGACTGGGCCCGCTACGAGCAGCCGCTGTGGATCGAACGCCCCGACGGCTCGAAGGTCATCCCGGATGCTCACCGGGACGACGTCGAACTCGCCCAGTCCTGGGACATGTCCTTCAAGGACACCAAGGGCAGCGACTACGTCGTCGGCCAGGTGTGGATGCGCCGCGGCATCGACGCCTACCTCCTCGACCAGGTCCGCGACCGGCTGTCGTTCACCGCCACCTGCCAGGCGATGCGGACCCTGTCGGCCAGGTGGCCGCAGGCCATCGCGAAGTACGTCGAGGACAAGGCCAACGGCCCGGCTGTCATCAACGCGCTCGCCCGCACCGTCCCCGGGCTCATCGCCGTGCAACCGCTCGGATCGAAGTACGCCAGGGCAGCCGCGGTCTCCCCGCTGGTCACCTCCCGGAACGTGCACCTCCCGGCGGTCGAGCTCGCCCCGTGGATCGCCGACCTCACCGAGGAATGCCGGTCGTTCCCGAACACCGCGCACGACGACCAGGTCGACGCCCTCTCGCAGGGCGTGAACCAGCTCGTCCTCATGCCGATGATCGACGGCGGGATTGTCGAGGACACCGACTTCGACGACGACCTGGACGACTACGAGATCAGTCCCGTGTGACGAGGGAGGCAGTCGGCGATGGCAGTCCTGTCCCTCCGCGAGGCCACCGACCGGCTCCGCGAGACGTGGTTCCGGGCCACCGGCCGCACCCAGCTCGCCGAGGAGCTGCGGATCGAACGGGCCCAGTCCGAGTACCTCGCCGAGTCCCTCGCGGACCTCGAGTCCCGCATGTACGAGCCGGGCTGGCAGCTGCTCACCGCGAAGGCCGACCAGGAGTTCACCCGCGAGGGCCTGACCCAGATCACCGCGGTCACGCGGGTGATGGCCATCAAGAACCCGCTGATCAAGCGCGGGCTGGCGCTGCGGCAGGCCTACGTGTGGGGCCAGGGCCTGTCCATCACCGCCCGCGACGACGACGTCCAGGACGTGATCTCCGGGTTCCTCGACGACGAGTCGAACCAGCGGACGTTCACCTCCGCCACCGCGCGGGAGGAGCTGGAGCGGGCGCTCGGCACCGACGGCAACCTGTTCTTCGCCCTGTTCACCTCCCCCAGGTCGGGGCGGGTGCAGGTGCGGGTCCTGCCCTGGGACGAGATCACCGACGTGATCACGAACCCGGAGGACGCCAGCGAGCCGTGGTTCTACCAGCGGGACTGGTGGGTGAACCGCCGCGACCCCATCTCCGGCGGGATCATCACCGAACGCAGGATCGCCTACTACCCGGCACTGGGGTACCGGCCGAGGCAGCGGCCGCCGCGGATCCGGGACATCGGCACCGGCCAGCAGGGCCAGATCATGTGGGACGCTCCGGTCCTGCACGTGAAGGTCAACGGGCTGCTGCACTGGAAGTTCGGCGTCGGCGACGCCTACGCGGCGATCGACTGGGCGTCGGCGTACCGCGAGTTCCTCACCGACTGGGCCCGGCTCGTCAAGTCCCTGTCGCGGTTCGCGTGGCGCCTCACCACGAAGGGCAGCAAGCAGGCGCAGGCCCGGACGCGGCTGGCGACCGCGCCCGCCACCGACCCCACCACTGGGGAGGCCCGCAGGGCCGGTGCCACCGCGCTGCTCACCCCCGAGATGGCCCTGGAGGCCATCCCGAAGTCCGGTGCCACCATCGACAGCGAGTCCGGTCGGCCCCTGGCCGCGATGGTCGCCACCGCCCTCGACGTGCCCGTGACGATGCTGCTCGGCGACCCCGGCACCACCGGGGCCCGAGCGACCGCCGAGACCCTCGACACCCCCACCGAGCGGGCCATGCAGCAGCGCCGCGGCGTGTGGTCCGGTGTCCTGCACCAGGTCCTCTCCCACGTCATCGCCGAGGCCGTCCGCGCACCCGAAGGCCCTCTCACCGGGACGATCACCGTCGACGAGACGGGACGGCAGACCGTCACCCTCGAGGGGGATGCCCCGGCAACCGTGGACATCGCCTGGCCGGACCTGGACGACGTCGACGTCGCCGTGATCGTGAAGGCGATCGTCGAGGCCGACCAGACCAGGCGCATCCCTCCGGAGGTGACCGCCCGGCTGCTGCTGGAGGCCCTCGGCGTGAAGGACGTCGACGGGATCCTCGCCAAGCTCGTCGACGACCAAGGCCGGTGGATCGGACCCGACGGACCCGACTCCGCCACCGCGCAGGCCGCGCTGGACGCGTTCCGCCGCGGCCAGGACCCCGCGGCCGTCATGAACGGCGACCCCCGCCAGATCGAGGCCCCCCAGACGAACCCCGAGGACGACGACGGGCCCGCTGGTGGCGATCAGGGCTGACACCCTGCGGCTCCTGGCCGAGATCCGGTCCCGCACCGACGACCTCGCCGATGGCGTCACCCGCAGGCTGATCGCAGCGTGGGCCCGCGCACACGAGGAGATCACCGCCGACCTCGTCGCAGCCGTCGACGACCTCGTGGTCGCAGGCGCCGGACAGTGGCCCACCCCGGCGCAGATCGCCCGCTCCGCCCGCGCGACCCGGGCCCTGGCCATCGCCTCGGAGTCCCTCGAGCGGCTCGCGGACCTCGCCCGCGCCGAGGCATCCGCTGCCGCGGCACAGGCCGCGCAGGCCACCGCGTCCGGGCAGGCCGGGATCATCGCCTCCCAGCTGCCCGAGCAGGCCGGGGACCTCGCGACGTTGACCGCCCGGTTCCAGCGGGTCTCCGCCTCCGCGCTGGCGGAGATCGTGGCCCGCACGACCACGAGGATCACGTCGCTGACCCGGCCGCTGTCCGCGCAGGCCACGGAGGCGATGCGCCGGGAACTCGTCCGCGGCATCGCACTCGGCGACAACCCGCGCGTCGCGGCCCGGCGGATGGTCGAACGCACCCTGGGCGTGTTCGACGGCGGCCTCACCCGCGCGCTGACCATCGCCCGCACCGAGATCCTCGACGCCTACCGCAACGCCGCCGCCGCCGGGCAGATCGCCAACGCCGACGTCCTCATCGGGTGGGTGTGGCACGCCGAGCTCGGCGCCCGAACCTGCCCAGCGTGCTGGGCCATGCACGGCAGCCTGCACCCGGTCGACGAGCTCGGGCCGCTGGACCACCCGAACGGCAGATGCAGCAGGGCACCCAAAGTTCGATCTTGGCGGGACCTCGGGTTCGACGTCGACGAGCCCCCGGACCTGATCCCCGACGCCCGCACCCGGTTCACGGCCCTGCCCCGCGCCGCCCAGATGCAGATCATGGGCCCCGGTCGGATGGCGGCCCTGGACTCCGGCCAGGTCGCGTGGCCGGACCTCGCCCGACGCCAAGCGAACCCCGGGTGGCGTGACTCCTACACCCCGGCGCCCGTGTCCGCACTCACCTGACGGGAGCACGACTGTGACCAACACCCCGCTGACCGAGGCCGGTGCCCTCGTCGAAGCACCCCGCGGCACCACGGCACCGTCCGGGCGGCGGCAGCGGATCCGGCTCATCACCCCCGGATGGGGCTCGAGTGGCTACTATCCGGCGCCGGTCCTGGAACAGGCCGCGACAGACCGGGTGTTCGCCGCCGGGACCCGCATGTTCCTCGACCACCCCCTCGACGAGGAGGTACTCGGCGGCCGCCCGGAACGCTCCCTACGGGACCTCGCCGCCGTGCTCGTCACGAACGCCACCTGGGACCCCGACGCCAAGGCCCTGTTCGCCGAGGCCCGCGTGTTCGAGCCGTTCCGGGCCGCGCTGGCCGAGCAGGCCCCGCACATCGGGGTGTCGATCCGCGCAGCCGGATCCGGGGAGTACGGGGAGGCCGAAGGCCGCAAGGGCCTGATCATCAACCGGATCGTGGCCGTGGAGTCCGTCGACTTCGTCACCGCCGCAGGCCGCGGCGGAGCGATCGTCAGCCTCCTGGAGTCCGCCCGGGCGCGGCCGACAACCCTCGCCGAGGCCCGCAACGTCGGCGCGTGGCTGGAGGCCCGCCTCCACACCCGGTTCACCGAGATGGCCGACGACATGTACGGCGGGGGGCGCCTCACCCGCGAGGAACGCATCGGCCTGTCCTCCGCGATCAGCGACGCCCTCCAGTCGTTCGTCGCCAAGGTCGAGTCCGACCACCCGCAGCTGTACGAGCGGGACCTGTGGGACGAGCCCACACCCACCGACGCCGTCACCGCGGTGTCGGAGTCCGAGCCGGGGCGCCCGGCAACCAGCAGAGGAGCAGTGATGAGCGGAAGCTCGACCACTGGCCCGGGCACCAACGCGCCCGGTACCCAGCCCCCCACCCCCACGGAGCCGGCCGAGCTGGTCGAGGCCCGCAGGGACCTGACCACCGTCCGGGAGGAGCTCGCCGAGGCGAGGCGGCAGCTCGCCACGATCGGCGAGAACGCGCAGCGCACCGCGACCGCGGAGCGGCAGCTGGCCGAGGCGAGGTCGGAGAACCGGAGGCTGCGGGGGGTCATCGCCGCCCGCGCAGCCCTCGACAAGGCCCTCGCCGAGTCCGGTCTCCCCGAGGTCGCGTGGCCGCGGGTCACCGCGACCGTCATCGGCGCCGACGGGGCGGGCATCCCGCTGACCGAGGCCGGGTCCGTCGACGACGAGAAGCTCGGCGCCGCGATCACCGCGGCGATCGGCACCGAGAAGTCCTACATCGCCGGTCTCGCCGAGGCCGCCGGCACCGGTGTCCCCCGCGGTCTCGGGGCCACCGACGACACGGCCTTGTCGGAGGCCGACCTGGAGAAGGAACTCGCCGAGTCGTTCCGCGGCCTCGGCATGAGCGAGTCCGCGGCCACGGTCGCGGCGAAGGGACGCTGACCGATGGCCACGAACCGCAAGTACGAGAGCGGGAAGCAGCTCGCCGTGGCGTGCACCGCCCCGGCGACGCCGTCCTCCGGGGACCCGGTCCTGTTCGGGCAGCGGCCCGGGGTCGCTCTCACCGACGAGGACGCGGCCGGCCTGACCACCGTCCAGTTCGACGGCGTGTTCGACCTGTCCGTCCAGGCCGTCAACAACGGCGGCAACAGCGCCGTCTCGGCCGGCGACAAGCTCTACTACGAGGCCGGGCAGACCCCGGTCCTGAACAAGGACAACGTCTCCGGGGTGTTCTTCGGCTACGCCAAGGAAGCCATCCTGGAGGGCGCCACCGCCACCATCGAAGTCATCGTCGGCTACTGAGGGCCGGAAGGGACAACGAGACCATGACCACGACCCTCAAGGTGCTGCCCGACGAGGGCACCCGACCGGCCCAGAAGGCCAGCCCCTCGTGGCTGAACGAGGGCGCCGGCGCGGGGATCCGCGCGCTGCGGAACAAGCGCCGCAGCCTGGACCCGCACTACCAGCGGGACTTCCTGGAGGCGGTCCGCCTCTACGAGCGGGTGTGCTCCGGGGACTCCTACGCGGCGCTGCAGTTCCGGGAGGCCATGTCCACCTCGGACTTCCCGCTGCTGTTCGGCGACATCATCGACCGGCAGCTGCTCGGCGCCTACCAGGACTGGCCGGCGACCTGGTCGTCCTACGCCCGGCGCGGCACGGTCCGGGACTTCCGGCTGGTGTCCCGCTTCACCGTCGACGGCGGCGCGGCGACCCTCGACGAGGTCAAGGAACACTCCGAGTACCCCGAGGCCGCTCTCACCGAGGGCCGCTACCAGTACCGGGTCACCAAGCGGGGCCGCACCATCCCGCTGTCGTGGGAGACCCTCATCAACGACGACCTCGACGCGTTCCGGGAGATCCCGACCACGCTCGGACGCGCAGGGAAGATGACCGAGGACAAGGTCGCGACCCAGCTGTACGTCGACGCCACGGGTCCGAACGCGACGTTCTTCTCGGTCGCGAACGCCAACATCGTCACCGGCAACCCGCCGCTGTCGATCACGGCGCTGCAGACGGCGTTCACGGTGCTCGCCTCACAGACCGACACCGACGGAAACCCGATCTTCATCGAGGCGGTGCGGCTCGTCGTGCCTCCGGCGCTGGAGGTCGTCGCCAACAACATCATCAACGCAACGGAGATCTTCGCTGCGACCGGCGGCGGGCAATACCGTATCGTCCTCGGCAACGACCAGCTGCGGGTCGCGAACTGGATGCGGAACCGGGTCACCCCCGTCGTGAACCCGTGGCTGCCGATCATCGACCTCGTCACGGGCAACACCGCCTGGTACCTGTTCGCCTCCGCGGCGGCCGGGCGCCCGGCGCTGGAGGTCGGGTTCCTGCGCGGCAACGACACCCCGCAGGTGTTCGTGAAGGCCCCCGACCAGCTGCGCATCGGCGGCGGCATGGCCCCGGTCGAGGACGGCGACTTCGAGACCGACGCCATCCGCTACAAGGTCCGGCACGTCCTCGGCGGGACGCTCATGGACCCGAAGATGGCCGTCGCCTCCTCCGGTGACAGCGACGCCGGGTCCTGACCCGACCGGCACCGCGACGTCCTCCCCGGCGACCGACCCCGCCGGGGAGGACCCACCCCTGATCGAACTGCGGGAACCACGGCCACCAGCCGTGAGACGAGGGGTGTGAGGTGGCGATCGACTACACCACCAGCCTCGGCCGGGTCCGGCTCCTCGCCGGCGACGTCGACGAGACGAACCTGCTCCTCAGCGACGAACAGATCACCGCGCTGCTCGCCATGGACGCCGACGTGCGCTCCGCCGCGGCGCAGGCCCTGGACATCATCGCCTCCTCCGAGGCCCTCGTCAGCAAGAAGATCCGCACCCAGGACCTGTCCACCGACGGTCCCGCGGTCGCGAAGGAACTCCGCGCGCAGGCCACCGAGCTGCGCCGGCAGGCCGCCGAAGGGGACGACACGACCGGCCTGGACATCGTCGACTTCGACCCGTGGGCCGGGACCCTCGGCTACGAATAGGGAGGCCCGGTGCCGCTGCCGAACACTCGCGTCGTGCCAGCGTCGTGGTCGGCGCGGCACCGGCCCACCTCCGCGGCGGCGATGACCGCGACCGTGACCGTCACCCGCCCCGTGCCCGGGGAGACCTACGACCCGGTCACCGGCACCACCATCCCCGCCGCGGCGACCGCCGTGTGGTCCGGGCCGGCGCGGATCCAGGCCATCACCTCCGCCGCCCGCGTCCAGATCCTCGCCGGGCAGCTCACCGCCCCCCGCGCCTACTACGTCGGCCTGCCCCTGCCCGACTCGGAGATTGTGCGCGTCGGTGACCTCGTCGACGTCACCTCGTGCGAGGACGACGCCCTGGTTGACCGGCAGCTGCGGGTCGCCGACGTCGCCGGCGCCTCCCTGGTATGGCAGCGGGACCTGATCTGCACCTCCGACCTCACCACCGAACCGGAAACCGGCTCCTGACCCGCGGGGGTGACTCGTGGCGAGCGTGTGGTTCGAGGGCCTCGACGACCTGAACACCCTCGCCGTCGACCTCGGGAAGGCCGGCCCCGTCACCGCCGTCAAGGCACAGCGGGCCGTCGACGCCGCCTCCGCCCGGATCCAGGGACTCGGGCAGACGTTCTGCCCGGTCGACACCGGGAACCTGCGCTCGAGCATCACCCGCACCGTGGCCGTCCTGGCCGCCGAGATCGGCCCGCACGCCAACTACGGCCTGTACGTCGAGACCGGCACCTCGCGGATGGCCCCGCAGGCCTACATGGGACCGGCGTTCGACCAGGTCGCCCCGGACTTCTACGCCGCGGTCGCGCAGGCTGCAGCGGAACCGATCTGACGGCGGGGGTGAGTGGTGGTCTACACGCTGGTGTCGGTGCGGGAGGCCACCGATGCGCTGGTCGCGATGCTCCGCGACGTCATCGACCCGCCGCTGTCGCCTGACCCGACCGACGCCACCGACGGGGTGCACGCCGGGCAAGCCCCCGGGAACCCCCCGGCGGATCGTCTCGGGGTGCATCCCTACGCCGTGGTGTACGCCGACCCGGGCGCTGCGGAGCCCAGGTTCACCGGGGTTGAGGGCGCCCTGACCGTCACCTGGCAGATCACCTGCGTCGGCGGAACCCAGAACCGGTGCCTGTCCGCGGTGGACAGGGTGAGGGCCGCGCTGCACCTCGCTCGCGTCCAGGTCCCCGGCGGGCCGTCGTCCGGGACTCTCGCCCCGCCGACCGGCTACACGCCGGGCCCGGTCCGCCGGGACCCGGAGCGCACCCCGCAGGGCGCCGAGCAGCCCCGGTTCTTCGTGCCGCTGCAGTACCGCGCCACGTTCACGACAGGAGCAGGAGGCAGCTGATGACCCGCATGTTCGTCCGGGTCCGGGACAAGGACACCGGGCACGAGTACGACGTCCGTGAGGACGCCGTGAGATCCACCCACGAGATCCTCCCCGGCCGGGAGCCCGCTGCCCGGCCTCGCCGGGCCAAGCACCGTGTGCTCCTCGGCGGCTACATCATCGCGTCGACCACGCCGCCGGGCCGCGGCGAGAACCAGGAGAGCTGAGCCGTGACCGTCACCGTCCCCGAAGGTGTTGTCTCCGACGGCGCGGTCAAGGTGGTGTGGGTGCCGACCCTCGCCGACGCTGCCGCGCCCACGCTCACCGAGGTCACCGCAGCCACCGCCCTGGACCTGTCGTGCTTCCTCACCTCTGACGGGCTCACGCCCGGTGGTGACGAGCAGGTCATCACCGACGAGCGGCTGTGCTCCAAGCAGACCTTCGAGCAGCCCGGCCGGCACACCGACACGCTGTCGCTGAAGTACGTCTACGACCAGCAGGCCGCGCCCGCCGCAGCGGACAACGAGGCCTTCGAGACGTTGAAGCACCTCACCGAGGGCTACATCGTGCAGAGGTGGGGGCAGGACTACGCCGACGCGTTCGCCGCAGGGGACATTGTCGACGTCGTCCCGGTGACCTGCGGGAAGCAGATGAAGCTGCCGCCGGAGGCGAACTCCAAGCTGAAGATCGAGCAGCGGATGTTCGTTCGGAACGTCGTCCAGCGCGACGTCGCGATCGTCTCCGGCGCCAGCTGACCCGGGTGTCGGAACCCGACCCGACGATCTCGGCATGACCAACCACACCCCCGCCGAGCCGTTCGACCTGTCTGCGTGGCTGGACGACGCCCAGCTGCCGCAGCGCGCCGTGAGGGTCGTCGGCCGCGCCGACCTCATCGCCACCTACCAGGAGCTGGACGCCCGCCTGGCCGCGGCCCGTGCCGTGGCCACCGGCGGGATGCTCACCTCCCGCTCGGAGGAACGTCGCCTCGCCGAGGAAATGACCGCCGTCAGGAGAGCGATCGAGGCCTCGACGATCGAGTTCCGGTTCCGTGCCCTGACGGGCGAGGAATGGGCGGAGATCAGCGACTCGGTCAAGAAGCCGGGCGAGGAGGGGAACACGGCGGCGTTTCCCGAGGCGGCGATCGCTGCGGCGTGTGTCTCCCACACGATGACCCGGGAGCAGTCGGCGCTGCTCCGCCGAAAGATCGGCGAGGGACAGTATCGGGCGTTGTGGGACGCGGTGAACGGGGCGACGAACGACCTCCAGGTGGAGATCCCTTTCTCGTTGGCGCACTCCGCGGCCCTGACGCGCACGGATACCTGACGGTCCTGCGGGCAGCGGCCCGCTGGGGCATGCCGCCGACGGTGCTGCTCTCACCCACCCGGCACCGGGCAGGTCCTGGCGGATGGGCGTGGACGGAGAAGGACACCCTCCTCGCCGCCGCGCTGATCCGCCACGAGGACTCCCTGTGCGCCGGCTGCGGGCAGCCGACCGAGGAGTCCATGGACCCCTCCTCCGACCCCGACGAACGCGACGGCGAGTTCGTGTACGCCGTCGGCCCGCCGCACCGGTGCCACGCGTGTACCGCGATCGCCCGCGCCTCGAAGCCGTACCTGGAACCCGCCGGTAAGGACCAGGCCGCGGTCGAGGCACCGCATGCCTTGAAGTGGCGGGTCGAGCGCACCCCCAGACCGAGACGGCGCACGTGACGTAGGGGCGGGGGTGAGCAGCCCCCGTGATCGGCGCTGGGCAGATCCGCTCCGTCACCGTTGCGCTCAAGGCGAACATCGCCGGCTACACCGCGCCGATGGCCGCCGCGGGTGCTGCGACGAAGAAGTTCACCGCCGATGTCGCAGCCTCGACCAAGCAGGCCAGCGTCGCCACG